CTTGGAACTCGAAGTTGATCCAGACAACATGGATTCCGCAACATCGGAGGATTGATAGATGGAAATCGGAGCAAGCCTGCTATTAGAAGTCTGGGAGGTGGTCAATGACCTCCTTCCAAACAACAAGAGAGAAGACATGGCTAGGAGATTGGTCAACATCTTCGCAGACAAAGGCATGGATCGAGATGATTTTGAAGCCATAAAAGGCGAAGATGATCACCTTGACAGTGCCATCGATGCGCATTATACTGGTGAACCAGTGGAAGAAGATTATGAATATGATCTTGACTATGAGGATGATTGATAGACATGACCAGGCAAAAGAACGAGTCACAGGACGTTTTCATAGACCAGCTACAGAAGCGAGTTGACTCTGCGCTTGATAGCCGAGATATGACAGATATCGCAGCTGCTCAACTAGAAGTACAGTTTGCCATGCTGCAGTGCCTTCATCAGATGGACTGGAAGCTCTGGGAACTTTACAATAAGTTTGGTACATAACCGAGTATAAATCATGTGGTATAATCGAGTCGTCGATGACATTGCTATGCTGCCAGATGCGATCGATTGGTATCAACATCAGCTGGAAGGTTCCTGGGTCGAAGCCAAGATCGTGGGCGGCATCGAAAGAGCCGCCCAAGAACTCAGCGGCATAATGGCCTATCGCTTTGGACAGCTGCAGGAAGTTGAAGCCATACTCAAGCATCTAAACATAAAGTATGATAAGCTACGCAGCGATCACTATCGCAGGTATCTGGAACGCTATCAGCGCGAGCTTACTGATCGCAGCATCGAAAAGTACATCGATGGGGAAGATGACGTGGTCACCATGGCCACGCTGATCAACGAAGTTGCGCTTGTGCGCAACAAGTATCTGGCACTGATCAAAGGCCTCGACGTGAAGCAGTTCCAGATCAGCAATATCGTGCGCCTGCGCATACAGGGCATGGAAGATGCGCATCTGGACACTCGAGGCTGAATCTGCGGTATTTTTAACGGTTTTTTCACTATTTTCATCAATGATTTCAAGCCTATAATGCTGAAAAAACCGCTTGACAGCACCTCATATTGTGCTATTGTATGGACATACGAGAGCACAACGGAGCCAAAAGCATGTCAGCAAGCTACGTACACGTTACAGAGGGTCGCACACGCGGCGGAGCCAGCGTAAGCAATGTCTCTCTCAAGCTGCTTGAGACGCAGAAGCGCGACAAGGACGGCATCTATATCACGGTAGATGGCGCAGATGTACCTGGCTTGCGTGCGGGACGCAACCGCATCTATGTGAACGATTCTGCTCACATTAGCTATGTTGGCGAGCTGCACACAGCAGCCAAGGCACCAGTAGCAGAGCAGGCTCGCACAGATGATCAGATCCGCAAGGAACTGCAAGAGACTTTTGATATTCTCGAAGACATGAGCCGCGCGGTTGCGGCTAACATCGTCAAGGGTTTGGTTGTGAGTGGTCCAGCTGGTATTGGTAAGAGCTACACTGTGGAGACCACGCTGCATGACACGCTGGACGTGCTGGGCCGCTTGAATGGCATGGGACAGATGTACGAAGTGATCAGCGGTGGATGCAGTGCTAGCATGCTGGTAGAGAAGCTCTACTACTTCCGTGAGGAAGGACAGGTGCTGGTGTTTGATGACTGCGACAACGTGCTCTATGATGAGGACTGCCTCAACTTGCTCAAGGCTGCTCTGGACAGCAAGAAGACTCGTCGCATCAGCTACAACCATCGCAGTTTGGCACTGGAGAAGAGCGGTGTGCCCAACAGCTTCGAGTACAAGGGTGGCATCGTGTTCATCACCAACCTCAAGTTTGATCAGGTACGCAGCGAGCGCTTGAAGAACCATTTGGAAGCCATCGTGAGCCGCTGCCACTACATGGATCTGGGCATTGACTCTCAGCGCGAGAAGCTCATTCACATCCGCAACACCGTGGAACGCCACGACATGCTGCGCAATTATGGGTTCAATGAGCAGGAAAAATCTGAAGTACTTGATTATGTCATGACACATGCGGATAACCTTCGCGAGCTCAGCCTGCGCATGATCCTCAAGATCAGCGACATGCGTAAAGCCATGCCGCGCAACTGGCAGTCAGTGGTTGCCAAGAGCTGCCATCGCAGGGCTGCTTGATATCCAACAGCATAAAACAAACATGACGCAGCCAAACTGGCTGCGTCTTTGTCTCTGTATTGCTAATAGCATCCAAGCCGCATAAACTATAGCTGAGCTGTGTGCCATCAGAAGAGTTGCCGCTGATGGGAATCTGCCTAGGATCAACACCCAGGGTCCGCACAGCTGGCAACTCGGGAGCGCGGGCCTTGAGCCCAGTCGTCCAGCGCATCTATCGAGTAACGCCTGGTGACGAGCTAGTGGCTGACTGCTTTTCTATGCTGGAGCAGCACAGCAGCCTAGGTCCCGGGACCTGACGGCGCTACTATACGGCATGGTCGTGACGCTGGGTGCGTAGGCTTGATAAGCGCCAGCTGCGTGAGCAGGTGGTATTAGGCGGCAGTGAACGGACCTACGATAAAGGTCGCCGGAGGAGTGGACGCTCGCGTAACCGGCTCTTGCTTTCAGTAGATTCTCCGACTATATTATGAGGTGTTAGCACTGCCACTGATGGAGTGCTAATTTTCCATTTAACCAAGGAGACTACGATGGAACTGAGACCGCTTAATAATCGGGTCATAGTGAAGCGCGTGGACAGCGAGACTGTCACGAAGGGCGGCATCGTCATCCCTGACACTGCAGCAGAGAAGCCTGACCAGGGCACAGTGCTTGCTGTGGGCAAAGGGACCAAGGATGATAGCGGCAACTATATCCCGCTGGATGTTAGCGTGAATGATCGCGTGTTGTTTGGCAAGTATGCAGGCACACAGATCAAGATTGACGGGCAAGACCTACTTGTCCTCAAAGAAGAAGAACTTTTTGCCGTTATTGAAAACTGAGGAGTAACACAACATGGCAGCTAAAGACGTGATTTTTGGCGACGACAGTCGCAAGAAGCTGTTGGCAGGCATTGACATCCTGGCCAACGCAGTGAAGAGCACGCTGGGTCCCAAGGGACGCAACGTGGCATTTGAACGCAGCTACGGTGGACCATTGGTCACCAAGGACGGTGTCACGGTGGCTAAGCAGATCGAGCTCAAGGACAAGTTCGAGAACATGGGCGCACAGATGGTGCGCGAAGTGGCAAGCAAGACTGCTGACAACGCAGGTGATGGTACCACCACTGCCACCGTGCTGGCACACAGCATGATCCGCGAAGGCCTCAAGCTGGTAGCCACTGGCATGAACAGCATGGACATCAAGCGCGGCATGGAACGAGCAGTGAGCGCTGCTATCGCAGAGCTTGATAAACTCAGCAACCCTTGCCAGACTGAAACAGAGATCGAGCAGGTTGCTAGCCTATCAGCCAACAGCGATCACGAGATTGGACGCATGATTGCTGCTGCAGTACAGAAGGTTGGCAAGGAAGGCGTGATCACCGTCGAAGAGAACAAGAGCCTTGACACGGAACTCAACATCGTGGAAGGCATGCAGTTTGATCGCGGTTACATCAGCCACTTGTTCGTGACCAACCAAGAAAAGATGCAGGTGCATCTGGACGATCCCCACATCCTCATCCATGACAAGAAGCTGTCTAACCTACAGGCCATCCTTCCTGTGCTGGAATCTGTGGTACAGACTGGCAAACCACTGCTGATCATCGCTGAAGACATCGAAGGCGAAGCATTGGCCACTCTGGTTGTCAACAAGCTGCGTGGCATCATCCAAGTTGCTGCTGTGAAAGCTCCGGGCTTTGGTGATCGCCGCAAGGCCATGTTGGATGATATTGCTACCCTCACAGGTGGTACCGTTATCAGCGAAGACATGGGCTTCAAGCTGGAGAAGGCCACCATTGCTGAGCTTGGTCGTGCCAAGAGCATCAAGATCGACAAGGACAACACTACCATCATCGACGGGGCAGGCGACAAGGATGCCATCCAGGCTCGTGTGGCTCAGCTCAAGGTCCAGATCGACGACACCACATCTGACTACGACCGTGAGAAGCTCCAGGAGCGTCTCGCCAAGTTGGCAGGTGGTGTTGCTGTGATCAAGGTTGGTGGCGCCACTGAGGTTGAAGTCAAGGAAAAGAAGGACCGCGTGGATGATGCGCTGCATGCCACTCGTGCTGCTGTGGAAGAAGGCATCGTGCCAGGCGGCGGCGTGGCACTGATCCGTGCTCGCAATGCCATCAAGGACCTACAGGGTGACAACATCGACCAGACTGCAGGTATTGGCATCATCTTGCGTGCAATGGAAGAGCCAATCCGTGCTATCGTCACCAATGCTGGCTATGAAGGCAGCGTGGTAGTAAACGAAGTATCTAAGGGAACTGGTTCCTACGGTTATAATGCTGCCACTGGTGAGTACGGCGATCTCATCGCGCAGGGCGTGATTGATCCAACCAAGGTCACCAAGACTGCGTTGGTCAATGCCTGCAGCGTTGCTGGATTGGTGCTGACCACTGATACCATCATTGCTGATCTACCAGCTGACGACAAGGCACCACAGGGCGGCGGTAATCCTGGCATGATGATGTGATCTGATTCACATCGCTGTAAATACTGAGAGGAGGGAGCGATCCCTCCTCTCTGCTTGTGTGATAGCAGGCTATGAGGTATACTGTGAGATGATCAAGCACTGTGTGATAGAGATTGAAGACGAAGTCAACATCAAGATGAACAATCTCGATCTGGCTGCTCGCAAGGCCTGCGTGAACGCTGTGAAATACTTCATACCAGGCGCACGCTACAGCGCAGCCTACAAGCTGGGCCGCTGGGACGGAACCAAGAGCTTTGCTACTCTGGGAGGGCGTACCTATCTCAGTCTCTTAGATCGCATGCTGCCAATCCTTCAGGAGCATGGCTACGACTTTGAGATAGAAGACAACCGGCTGCGCTATGAGCTGAGCTTGAACACGGTTACCGATCAAGCACATGCTCACAAGGTATGGCCCAAGGGTCATGAGCGTGCCGGACAGCAGATATTGCTGCGTGACTACCAGGTGGATGTAATCAACACATTCGTGGAAAATCTACAAGCAGTTCAACAGGTTGCTACAGGCGCAGGCAAGACTCTGATCACAGCTACGCTCAGCGGATTGATTGAACCCTATGGCCGCAGCATAGTGATCGTGCCCAACAAGAGCTTGGTTGAGCAGACTGAGATAGACTACAGAAATCTGGGGTTGGACGTGGGCGTGCTCTACGGTGATCGCAAGGAATACGATAGGACGCACACCATCTGCACATGGCAGAGCCTGAACGTGCTGGACAAGAAGAGCAAGGATGCGCTGGATGATCATCAGCATGAGATATTCATGCGTGACCTCATGGGCATCATCGTGGACGAAGCACACATGGCCAAGGCAGACGTGCTGACCAAGCTGCTGACCAACAACTTCCGCCACATTCCCATACGCTGGGGCCTCACTGGTACCATACCCGAAGAAGAAGAGAACCAGATCAGTCTCTTGGCTAGCATAGGACCCAACGTGGGCGATCTGTTTGCGCATGAGCTACAGGATCGCGGCGTGTTGGCTAAGTGCCACGTGAACGTGCTACAGACTCGCGAGACAGTGAAATATACCAACTACCAGGAAGAGCTCAAGTTCCTCACCACTGACACTGATCGCATCAAGTGGATGGCCAAGATGATTGGTGCTATCAAGGACAGCGGTAATACTCTGGTGTTGGTTGATCGCATCGAAACTGGCAAGATGTTGGAAGAATACATCCGAGGCAGCACATTCATCAGCGGCGCAGTTAAGACCAAGGACCGCAAGGAAGAGTATGACAACATTGCTATCAGCGATGATCAGGTGTTGATAGCTACCTATGGCGTGGCAGCCGTTGGCATCAACGTGCCTCGCTTGTTCAATCTGGTCATGCTCGAACCTGGCAAGAGCTTTGTGCGTGTGATCCAGAGCATTGGTCGTGGCCTGCGCAAGGCTGAAGACAAGGACTTCGTGCAGATCTGGGATCTAACCAGCACCTGTAAGTTCAGTGCCAAGCATCTGACCAAGCGCAAGCAGTTCTACACACAGGCCAAATACGACTTCACCATTGAAAAAGTAGACAGAACCACGGTAGAATAATCCTACATTTCAGTCAATCTATCACTAAGTATGGGTGATATGAAGATACTGACCACGGAAAATACCTCATATAACCTAAACCAGATACCAGACGACGTGGGCGACGTGCGTTTTGGTGTGCTGGATTACAGCGATCAAAGCAACGTTGACTACTACTTTGTACCTCTGATATTCCTTGAAAGCTTCAACAGCCCCTGCGTGGATCTGCGCATAGGCAACTTCAGCTTACAGATGCCTCTGGATTGGAGCGTGATCATTGGTGACAAGGACAGCGGTGAGATGGAGATCATGCCACTGATCTATCTCAACGACAAGGACTTTGATGTGTTCTGTTACAATCCCATCAACGGATACATGCCCAACTTCCTCAAGCTGGAGATCATCAACATCTGGCCAGACGTCAAGTGGTACTTCCCCAAGCTGAAAAACGGGCACATGCTGGCAGTGCCGCTGAGCGATAAGCAGGGACCCTACTGCGCATACTTCCTCAAGGACATAGGCAAGATCCCAGAAAGCCTGGATATCCGCAAGCTGATATGACACAGCAATAAATATGAGGGCAACCATCCAGGAGGATTGATCATGGCTACTATCATCTACACATTCAAGAACGACACCTACAGCGACCGTGCCAAGGC